CTTGAGCTTGCATATTCTGTTGTTGTATTTGCTGATCACGCTTTTGTTTACGTTTTCTACGCTCTTTCAACATTTGGTTTGCTAGCTTAATATTATTTATTTCTCTAAGATCTATAGCATCTTCTAAATCTATTGCTCCGCCTTTTAGTGCTATTTGTATATTTTGTTCTAAGTATTGTTTTTCTTCTTCATCTGGCTCTAACTCTAAAAATATACCAAAGTCATGTAAGTTTAAATTATTTATTTCTTCTAGTGTAGACACGTTAAAACGAGATATACTATTCTCTAAAGCTTGTTTTGTAAAAGGAAATTCTAAAGAATCTGAAACTCTCAAACAAATATTTTCACAAGTTCTAGAAGTAAGATATAACATTGCTTGTAATAGATGTCTTGTAGCAGTATTACTATTAGCAGCTGCAAGTTTTTGTAATCCTACTAAAGCATTTTTATCAGGTGTGCTACCATCTCTAGCTTCATTTAAGCCGGTCACATCACGTATCATAGGATCACCGTCTTGAGTCAAAGATCTACCTACAATACTACCAGTTTGAAAATACATGTTTAAAGCTTCAGCTGGATTATAGTTTGTGCCATTGCCAAGATCAACTTCTGCTAATCCATCCATATCTAAATATACACCATCTGGAACTATACGAGACATTACTTGTTGTAGCTTTAAATGCGTTAACTGTATCATGTCGGCAAATCCAGTTATTCTACTTACTAAACTTTCTATTTTACCTTTATACATGCGAGGAGCACAAATGTTATAATTCATTTTGACTCTAGTAGTATCAGCAAAAGGTCTTGTCATGTTTTTAGCTAGCTCCCACTTAAGCATTAGTGGATGTCCTAATATTTTAGCTCCACTGTATAGTGTTTCTATAGTTCTTGAAACTTTTTCAAAGTTATCATTTTCTGGTGGATTAAAAGTGTCTGGCTTTTCTAACGCTTTTTCTAATCCTGTATTAGTTTCTTTTATTTTAAATACTTGATCACTATACGTTTTATATTCAAAGTATAAAACTTGTACTGTTAAATTATCATTTCTTCCGCTATAACCTCTTAAATATTCTGAATTACCATCATACTTTTGTATAGTTTCCATTTCTTCGTCTGTTAAATATGGAAACTGCATTTTTAAATCTGCTATAGAAACTGATTTAACTTCACCTACATAGTATAAATCTTCAAAGTTTGGATCTTCTGTATACGAATAAACTAAAGC